TTAGTTGCAGTAGCAGTTGAACCACTTGTACTAAGTACAGGAAGAGCAGCACCAGTTGCACTAGAGAATACAATTTGTGTAGTTGTCTGACCAAGAAGTTGGGCAGTGTTACTACTAGACCCAGCAGCAATTACTGAAAAGGCAATTGTACTAGGAATAACAGCTTGAAGACCACTAACAAGTGCACCAACAGTTGAGTTACCTGTAAGTCCTGCAGTATTGAAAGTTGTTCCACCAACACTACCTGAAATGGTAAATGCAGTAGTAAGGTCAGTTACTACAAGCTTGTAAAGTCCACTAGGTGTAGTTGCAGCATTAATAATCTGCAATGGGTTTGGCATGTAAGATGTAGCAGCAGAATTTTGACGAATCGTCTGCTTCGTTAGCTGCTCAGATGTTACGTTTGGTGTTGTAGCCATTATAGTCCGCTTCCTTCTCTACGTGAGTTGTATTGTCCGCTTTGGAAAACAAAGCCATTGTTATTTGTACCCATGTATCCATTACCAGAAACTGTAGGTGTAGCGTATCCGTTACTTACAGCACCTGGGAAGGTTTGAGGTAGGAATGGGTAGTACCAGCCTAGACTTGTTTGTGTCTGTGTATTAAGTGCTCCTGAAGGAACAATAATAGTTAGTGGTTCTGTTGAAACGGAAGAATCCAGTCCCAACTGTGGGGTCGACTTTTCTTCGCTCATTTAAGCTCCTTATAGACGGGAACTGAACTCCCGTTTTTTATTTTAGATTTGTGGGTCTGTTAGACTCGCCCCAAATTTGTTGAGGTGTCATAGATGGTCCCTTTGGCTCTGCCTCATCTGGTAGGTCAATCTTGTACATACCATTATTTTCTGAAGCATTATCGCCAAGACTTTCCATCAGGTGACTGAGGTGGTCATCTTGTTCATTGGACTCTTCGGCCAATTCATTGATTCTTGCTATTGCTTCTTCATCATTCAAAAAGCGGATACGACCTCTTTGTACGGCTCTTAGAACAAAAGGGTCACGTCTCAACTCTTCAGTAATGGTTTGAACACTTCCGTGAATACCATTAGCTAGTAGTTTAAATGAGCCCTTAGGACTTGAAAAATTAGTAGCCGAAGGCATCAAATTTTCAATCCAAGAACCTGTGTTAATTCCTTCCAATCCCTTGGTAGAGAATGAAGGTGTAACACGAGCAGCCGATAGATCTGTTGGATCTGCCTTGTGCTCTACGTAAATGCCTTCATCAAATGGGACATTTACAGGGGTACTATTTCCGTTATCTCCGGAACGTGATACAGTTTTAGCCATTTTACTTCTCCTTGTTTCAAGGCAATTTACATATTTTGTAAACTGCTAACAGATCTAGGAAATCAGAATCTGCGAGGGGTGGGTAGGAGCCAGAAGGCGGTGGAGGGCATCTGACCCCTACCCGATTTGTTGCTAAGACAATTAAGCCTTAACGATCTTACCAAGTCCGCGTGGGTTGAGAACAATCTCTGATACGAGCTCGTCCATGACCCATCCCTTGTGGAACTTCTCAGGTGTGTGGTTCTCTTCAACATCGAGTGAGTACATAACTGGGAATACACCGAGGAACTCTGGTGATGGAGTCATGTAAACTGTTCCTTGTGGAACTTCAATTGAACGTTGAACTTGGAAGCCACCGAATTGAACGATACGCTCACCGGCAACTACACGGTCCTTGAAGGCCCAACCAGTTTGGTTAATGTCCCACTTGTAAAGGTCACGGTAGTCAATTGGGTTGAACAATAGACGTGAAGCCTCAAGTTGGTGAACTTCAATCAATGCTACGAGGTCGTACATTGAGTCAGGAGTAATGTATCCTGAAAGTTCATTAACGATGTGGTTAGGTGAAACTGTGTGGTTAGGGTCAACAGCGTAGTTGTTGATAGCAGCTTCAAGAACAGTGATAAGACGTGCGTCTTCCTGCATCATGATTGCTTGCTTACTCATGTCCTGAGCATATTCTACGATGTTAACACGAAGGTACCAAAGGTCTTCCTTCTTAATCTGAGGGAAGGTTGCAATACGGAACAAACGTACTGGAACTTTCTTACCTTCGAATGAAGTTACACGAACTTCTCCTTCGTTTCCAGAAAGAACGTAAGCCTGACCATATTCGTCAAGGACATCGTACATAACTGGTACACCAGGTGTTAGTGGATCTTCAAGAAGTACGTTACGGGTCATACCCTGGTAACGAAGCTTAAGCTGGATTGGACCAATCATTCCCTGACCAAGACGAACCATGTAGTTGTCCTTGTCAGCAAGAATTGAAGCCAAACGGCGTTGCTTTTCCTGGTTTGTAGCTGCAGTACGTCCTGTAGCGGTCTTCAGACGGTCTTTTGCCTCGAGAATCTCGGCAACATAGTCGTCAGAGCGCTTGGCAGTGCGTGGAGCCAAGTGTTCGGTGCTGTATGAACTCATTTTAAAAGTTCCTTTCTTAGTTAACGCCAACAGGCACTAGGCGGATAACAATTTGGGTTGGCCCAAGAACGTCAATAAGTTCAGCAACTGGAGTGGCGTTAGCGTTAGGAGCTGCTGAAGTTAGCATTCCCTTAGCACTACCTGTACCTGCGTATAGGAATACGCGAGCACCAGTTGTTGATACTGAGTATGATTGAGTAGTGTCAAAAGCAGGAGCCGTAATGGTGAAGAAAGCATTCTCACCACCGAGCCATACGGCCCAGGCGTTAACTCCAACTTGAGTCACATCATCAATGTTTGGGTTGCGGTCCAAGCAACTTAGACCAAATGGCTTTGGACTAGTTGATGCACCTGTAGCCGTGTTTCCATCGAATAGAGCAACAGTGTCGGGGCCGGTTCTGTAGACGACCATACCCGAGTAAATGTTACCCGTCTCCGAAGGATCCAGGAAAGTGTTGTATGGAGTAGCTTCGTACTTCTCATACAACGGACTGCACGTACGGTGCACTCCTACGTTGGCAACAGAGTTTAGCTGTAGCATATTTCTTTCTCCTTATGGGATTATTTTAGTGTCATTAGCCAATCGTCAGCCTGTACGGACTGGCGAGTGACAGTTGAGGCAGTCGTCATACGACCCATCTCGGGCAGGCGGTTTGCACCACTAGCCACTTTTTGGCTCCGGGGCTGACGGGCCCCAGACTCTTCGAGCATGTCGAGGCTAGCTTTAAAACCAGCAAGCTTTGCATCTGACATTTGCTCAAACTTTGCAACGTGCTTCATACGGTCATCTTCTGTGACCATACCAAGACGCTCAAGACGCTCTACAACCTGTAGTGCATCGAAAATCTTTTCACGACTTGCTTGAACCGAAGCAACAGTGCCTGCATATGGGGCAAGTGCTGGGTTAGTTCCATCGTAAGGGAATGGGTTACGGTCATCGTCCGCTTGTGGAGTCTTACCGGTTTCTGAACCATCATTGTAGTAGTTTACGTAACCAGCATCTTCGCCGTTTACTTCTTCTGGAACTTCAACGTTGGTAGTGTGGTCAGGAGTAACTGCATCTTGGTAGGTGAAGTGACTTCCTGAGTCATCAAGATTACGAACATCTGTGATTTGGAGTGTTTCTTGGTTTCCGTTAGTAGCTTCTACCTTCTTCATCTCACACTTTTCTCCACCATCACAGTTGGCAATTGAACAAGACTTAGAAGCCTTCTTTTCAGCCTTCTTTTTCTTTTTCTTGTCCTTCTTTTCCTTCATTTTTTCTACAAAATCGTCTTCATCTTTGTCATCCTCATCCTTGTCGTCTGAGTCTTCGTCCTTAGAAGCAAACTTATTGATTTCTTCAAGGTAACCCTCAAGGGCCTGAAGTTCTTCGTAAGCCTGCTTGTAATCAGCAGTTACGATAAGGTTGTCTTCGATTTCATTTACTAGACCAGCAACTGTACCTACTGAGTAAATTACATCTTGGTCATTAGAGGCAACACGAGCAAAATCAATTGCTGAAGTTGAGGCTGTGAAAAGGTTTGTGAAGTCGAAGTCAGATTGACTGTCAATAGCGTCACGAATTTCACGGCTTGCCTTGTAAACATTGTAGAGTGTGTCGTCTAGAGTATCTTCAGTTGAAGCATACATTTCACGACCTTCTGGGTAAACAGCACTTGAACCAGGACCACCAACAATTTCACCATTTTCGGCTGCATCAAGGTCTTGAACGTTAAGTACACGCTCTGCTGGGGTATTAGCTACCCAATCGGCCATTTCTTCTGCAGGTGCAGGTGCTTGACTACTTAGACCAAATGGACCATCAAGGTACAAGTTAGTAGTCTGGTCATATGGCATTTGGCGTGGAGTAGTTGAGCCTGGAAGACCTCTCTCCTGCCAAGCATTTTCTGCTTCTTTAACAAGTTCATCGTCAAATCGACTCATTGTTTCTCCTCGTTGGTTTCTTCAGGCTTTTGGCCTTTTTGATTTTGAAAGAATTCATCCTGGGCTACTGCCTGGAGTGCATCCTTACCTCTAGTAACCTTATCTGAAGAAGCAACCTGGTCATCATCTAGCATGTTTCCAATACTAGCTTTCTTGGTCTTCTTCTTAAGTTTACTTTTTTGTTTCTTTATTTTTTCTTTTACTGAGTGTTCAGCGGAAGGAATAAATCTGTTCTTCTTATTTTTAATAAGATCTGGATGTACACCTGTAAAAGAAGGACTTCTGTGATTAAGTTCATCAGGAGGTGTTTCATGTCCACACTGCGGATTTTCGCACTGTATATTGAATCCCCTACGACCACACTTCGGGCACTTCTTTTCTTTTCCTGCTGGTGGAGCCGTAAAGTAATCAGTAAAGGCTAGGCTTTTAAAAGCTGCCTTCTGCTGAATCCCTTGCGACTCTTGCCACTCTTTGATTGCTTCCATGACTTCTGGACTTACAAAAGCACAGTCTTCACAGATACCACCTCGGTAATTAGTCCCCTGGCATTGAGGACAGTCACCTAGCACAGTAATGTTAATTCTTATAACTTCCAAAGCCTCTTTAATGAGGTTTTCAGAAACTTTCATAATTGGCATTATTGTACGTACTTCTTTTGTAGCAGCCAAGCAGATTCATCGGCTGGGTCAAATACATAACTCAACTCGAAAAAGTTTGGCTTGTGGCAGTTTTCCCAAACAAGACTTTCTACACGCTTGCCTTGCTTGTAAACAACTACCTTGCGACCTTTTAATGCAGGAATGTGAGTACAGTATTCTGCAGGCTTACTTGCATACCTTCCACAGGCACTACAAGTTGTACCGGCCACATCTGCACCCATACTTACAGCATTTAATCTTTCTTCCATAATGGCTTTTGCCAACTTTGGAAAACTTTGAGCATCTACTTCCATAAGGCAGTAAACACTAGCATCAACAATTCCACTCGCCAACTTTGTTTCACGATAAATAGCATCCTTGATTACTCCACGAGCTCTCTTTGGATCTTGATTATTGTGTTCAACAAAAACTGGGCGACCAATAAAGGTCTTGTAACCTTGCTTAATCTCATCTACTGGCCAACCATCATAGTTAGCATTTACACGAGAACTAATAGCACGAGCTACAGTATAGACAAAACCCTTCTTTTCTGAAAACTTAAAGTCATCAAAAGTTACTGGGTGCAGGTCAATACTTTCACGCTTACCCAAAGCAGATGTGGATGTACCACCCATCAACGTAACTGTAGGAGCGCCGAATTTAATCATGATATGCATTACCTTGCATAATTAAACAACTCCTTTACATTGTCCCAAACCGGTGGTTTTATTGGTTTTGAGTTCTTCTAGAAAGTAATTCTTTTAATTCACTTAACATTACTTTGTGTTCTTCACTTACACTCAAATGATAAGCTGCAAGTTCAGCAGCAATTCTGTCTGCCCTTTTTGCGGCAATAAGAAGTATGGCTCCCTGTAAACCAGCGAGGGTTGAGAGCATAAGGTTAAGAAGGATGAACGGATAAACATCAAAAGGGTGATGTGAGTATCCGTTGTAAAGCATCCATGCGGTCATTAGAACTACAAAAGCAAATACAAAAGGCCATGAACCCATGCCATGTCGCATAGTGTCAGCTGCTTTTTCACCTAATGTTCTATCATTCCCGGATCTAACATGTGGGTGGTAATCCCAGTGACTTACCTTTTTAATCGTCCGCATCAAGTAAACCTTCATGGTAACCTAAGTGACGGTTTAAGTCACGACCAATACCGTCTACTTTGTGTTCTACACGGTCCCACTGGTCTTTAGAACTAGAACCACCATTGTTTCGGTGTTGAGAAAGTAGTTGTTCTAGTTTGTCATCCATATCTGCTTTAGTAGCAGCAAGTTCTTCTTCAATTCGACTTAGTTCTTTTGAACTGTGGTGAGTGAAGTATTTTTGAACAACTTTAGCCAATGCTGCTAAGGCACCAACTGTAAAAAATGCATTGGCAATGTAACCAAACCATACATTTGAAGAATTAAAGAATGATGATGCAAACATCTTTACTCCTTAGTATAAATACTATTACTAAGGTCTAGGTCACCAAAGTTGCGGGCAAGTGTACCTTCACCTTCTTCAATGATTGCAATCTTTTCAAGATTACTAACTACACTAAGGAATGCCAAAGTAGGTTTTGCAGTCTTAGGAAGTATGGTTGGTTGTTTGTCTAGGAAACGGCTCATTCAGGGTTCTCCTCATTTGAAAACTTATCTAGTCCTGCCCCATCAATCTTAGGGTAGTCCATTCCACCATCACTGCTTGCATGAGCATCAGTATCTGAAGTTGGAACCATAGCATCTGTTCCTTCTATGACTGAAGCCAAGTGTTCTTTAAATTCATCTTCGTTAAATTTTTGATAACTATCGTCAACAATAATTTGCATACCCTTAGCAAGTTTCATACGCTTACGCTTCTTTTGCTCAAAAGGAACTGCAAACTTCATACGGTCACCATAGGTAACAGTTTCAAAAGGTTCATCATCAAAGTCATCATCCCAACCACTTACACTGGCTGTCTTTTTCTTAGGGCCGTTCTTTGGTCCTTTTCGAGTTGACTTAGGTGCGTTCTTCTTTTGTTCGTAAGAAATCTCTGGACGTTGACGTTCTGTTCCACGGTCAGTTTTGTCAGAACCTTTAGTTGCCATTGAAGGATAAACTTCAGGTGTCTGGGTAATGTCATATGGATTACCAGGTTGAGTCATATTTGGTGCGGCAGGCATACTTGCAAGACCAGCCATTGCACCAGGGGCAAGTTGAGCACCAAGTGATGGGTCTTCAAGAAGCATCATATAGGACTGGTATTCCTGGAAGTATTCTGGTGGTATAGGCAAACCAAGAATAGTAAGTCGTTCAAACAACTCTTTCTTAAATTGTTGTTCTGCAACCACAGTTGCCAACTTCTCATTCTTACGTGCTTCAACTTCATCTTCAAAGTCAATTGGAATATTAACTGCAAGAGTAGCAAGTGAAATTGGGAAACCAGATGCTTGAAGTTGTTGTAGGAATCCACGTTCTACTGTTTCATCACGTAGGTTCATTGAGCGGAACCGTACTTCAGGAATAGCAAGTTTTGGGCGTTCTTCCACAAACTCTGCACCTGTTTCTTCATCCACCATTAGTACAGTTTCCATAACAGGAACTCTTTGACCTCCAACATTACGGAACTCATAGTGACCTTGACGTTCTGCCACAGGTTCCATACGTGAACGGATAAACTTTTCAATCTTGTGTTGATATGTTGACAACATTTGAGTAATTAGTTCACGGTTAAGTGCTCCAGATGCATAAGTACCACCATTACCACCTTGCAATAGGTCAGCACCAATACCAAATACTTGCATAACCTTTGACTCAACTCGCATGAAGTCTTGGTCAAGTCGTGGCATTGATTCACGACCAAATGCATTTTGAATTTGCAACCCGTGGTGATATGTCATCAAACGGAAGTCTGAATTGATGGCCATTGAAAGGTCATCTCTCAATGCTTGCAGTTCAGTTGCATCTGGAATCCATGGTCCGTCTTGGTCTACGTCCGGTAGGCCCAAAGTAGCAAGAATAAGAGGAGAATAGAGTCTGTCAGCAATAGCATCTTGAGCGGCGTTGAGACTTTCTTCCAGCATAAGCATACGGAAAGCACGTAGAAGAATAGGAGTACCATGTTCGCTCCAAGGATTGGTCTTAAATTTCAACTGCTTCATGATTACGTCTGAAACAGGAATTTCTTTATCCTCACGGGCCCATGCAACAACATCAGGATAAAGTTGCATAAGCATTGCGTACTCTTGAGGTGGGTCTCTGCGTTCAATCAACTTCTTGATTTCTTCAGGAACCTTAATGTGGTATTGATAAGTTCTTAGTGCTCTGTTCTTTGCAACAATAACGTCATTAGGGTTAATGATTTCATCATCTTCCCAAGCACCAATACCATCATGCCATGAACCCATTGCAAATGCTTCACCTACGGTCCAGTGTTCACGACCAAGGTCAAATAGGAATTCATTGTAATCTAGTCCATCAAAGAATAGTTCATTGTAGAACTCAGAAATTCTTTTATCTGGGTGAACTAGTTCAATATCCAAAAGTGGATAGCGAGTATAAATATCAATAAGTGAAGGAACTAGATAGTGGGTAGTGTACATAAGACGAGCCCAGTCACGAATTTTACGTGTCTGTTCGTCCGGGTCCTCCATGTTGAACCACCAGGTACGTTCACGCCAATACTCAAATGGGTCGTGTAACTTAGGCCATGCCCATTGTGCATCTGAACCTGTAGCAGCACCCATTCTACGGTTAGGCGTATTAGCCATACCACTAAGGTCAACACCGCCCATACCACCCATACGAAGGTTATTAAGTCTTTCACGACCTTCGGTAGGCATTGATGCAACATCATTAAATAATGAACCATTCTTGGCATTATTCAACAT